AAGAAGATAAATAAACCCTACGCTCGTAAGATACAGATACTTACAGTGATGGAGCAGAGAAGTAAATACGGAGGCAAGCCCCAACAAGCAGGAATAGCGAAGAGGGCGAAGCAACAACTAAAGGCAAAGCATGGCACTCGCAAAAAGTCAACGTAGTTTAAAATCATGGTCAAAGCAAAAGTGGAGAACAAAGAGTGGTAAGCCCAGTAGCAAAACTGGAGAACGCTATCTTCCTGAAGCTGCAATCAAGTCTCTATCACCCCAAGAGTACGCAGCGACAACTAGAGCTAAAAGAAAAGGCACAAAGCAGGGAAAACAATTCGTCAAACAGCCAAAGGGCATCGCAAAGAAAACACGAGCATATAGGAAAGTAAAGTAATGATAGTAAAAGCATGGTTCATAGTAGCAGTAATGTCTGGAGTATATACAGACGGAACAAAAGATATATTTATATTTCAACATCCTGTTGATCATGGACACTTCCATAATGCACATATGTGTCAAAAATTTATAGGAGAGCATCCTTTTAAACTTGCTAAGGCACTAATTAGCCAATATGGCGAGCGACCACCAGAGCAGATCATGTGTGTACCTGAAGAAACAGTTCAGATGTTTATGGAGCAGGGTGGTAAACGAGGAGAGCCTACCTAGTGTTGTATGAACCTACCTGTGAAATTTGTGGCAGTCACATTGAAGACGAGAGATGTGAGGTGTGTGAACATACAGGCGACAACGGTGCTTGGGTAGAAGAAGTTATAAAGGAAAAAGATGACAAAAAATCTGACTGAAAAACAACAAAAGTTTATGGCTGTCTTGTTTGAGGAAGCCAACGGTGACGTTGTGTCTGCTAAAAAACTAGCAGGATATTCAGACACGACCACAACACACGATGTCATCAAATGTTTAAGAGATGAAATAGCAGAAGCTACAAGAGACTACATGTCACGTATTGCTCCAAAGGCAGCAGTTGCTATGGGCAATGCACTCGTTGATCCTACAGAGTTAGGTATTAGAGACAAGATGGTAGCAGCAAAAGATTTATTAGATAGAGCAGGGTACATTAAAACAGAGAAGGTTAATGTAGAATCCTCAGGAGGTTTGTTTGTGCTTCCTGCTAAAGAAGGAAAGAATGAGTGAGGACAGAGAGAGTCTAGGATATTGGGCATTACCTTTACCTGATATTGAAGGCAAGCGGTGGAAGAGAATACCTAAGATAGCACGACTTGTGCCTTTCGGTTATGAGGTAGATCCAGAGGATGAAAACTTTCTTCTGCCTGTAGAACAAGAACTAGATGCGCTAGAATTAGCAAAGAAGCATTTAAGACAGTACAGTTACAGACAAGTAGCCAACTGGTTGACACAGCAAACAGGACGTTACATATCTTACAGAGGACTAAAAAAGAGAATAGATATTGAAAAGAACCGCAGAAAAGTTGCTAGTGTTAAAAGGGAACTCGCCAGAAGGCTCGAAAAGACGCTCAAAGAAGTCTCGAAGCTCGAAGAAAGTACAGGAACATATACCACCGAAAGTAGAACAGCCTAGTGTAAACTATGATCTAGGTGGTACAGAAGAGGTCCAACAAGATGTGTTATTCCAACCAAACGCAGGACCTCAAACAGATTTCTTAGCCTCGTCAGAACGAGAGGTGTTATACGGTGGAGCAGCAGGAGGAGGCAAATCATTTGCCATGTTAGCTGACCCACTGAGAGGACTAAACAATCCTAACTTTAGTGGGCTGTTAGTTCGACACACAACGGAGGAGCTAAGAGAACTGATACAGAAGTCTCAGGAGTTGTATCCAAAAGCAATCCCGGGAATTAAGTGGTCAGAGAGAAAGTCACAATGGGTGACTCCTAAGGGGGGACGACTTTGGATGTCCTATCTAGACCGTGACCTAGACGTAATGCGTTATCAAGGTCAGGCATTTAACTGGATAGGATTTGATGAACTTACACAGTGGGCGACACCATATGCTTGGGACTATATGCGCTCACGACTCAGAAGTGCAGACCAATCATTAGGACTGTACATGAGGGCAACAACCAATCCCGGAGGGGCAGGACATCAATGGGTAAAGAAGATGTTTGTAGATCCTGCACCATCCAACTCAGCGTTTTGGGCAACAGAGTTAGAAAGTGGCAATGTTATTACATTTCCAAAAGGGCATAGCAGAGAGGGGCAACCTCTTTTTAGAAGACGCTTCATACCTGCTAATTTGTTTGACAACCCTTATCTAGCGGAGTCTGGTGACTACGAAGCAATGCTGTTGTCATTGCCTGAGCATCAGAGGAGGCAACTACTAGAAGGTAACTGGGACGTAGCAGAAGGTGCAGCGTTTCCTGAGTTTGACAGATCAAAGCATGTTGTTGATCCTTACAAGATACCGTCTAGTTGGAGAAAGTTTAGAGCGTGTGACTATGGGTATGGAAGTTACTCAGCCGTAGTATGGATGGCAGTCACACCGTCTGAACAACTTGTAGTATACAGAGAGTTGCAAGTGTCAAAAGTTTTAGCTGCTGACTTAGCAGAAAAGATCTTGCAATTAGAAGCAGAAGATGGTACAATACAGTACGGAGTTTTAGATAGTTCGCTATGGCACAAAAGGGGCGACACTGGTCCTAGCCTAGCAGAGCAGATGATAGTAAGGGGATGTAAGTGGCGACCCTCAGACAGAAGTAGAGGGAGTAGAGTTGCAGGAAAGAATGAACTACACAGAAGATTGCAAGTTGATGAACACACTCAAGAGCCTCGTCTTGTTATTTTTAATAACTGCACAAACCTCATATCTCAACTTCCTAGTCTGCCTCTTGACAAAAAGAACAACGAAGACGTAGATACTAACTCTATGGATCACATGTACGATGCACTACGTTATGGCATTATGACACGACCTAGAAGTTCTATATGGGACTATAACCCTGTGAATCAGCGAACAGGCTTTCAAATTGCTGATCCCAACTTTGGATACTAAATATGGCAGAAGATAATGAAATACCCTTTGACACGGATAATGTTACAGTAATACAGGACGATGACCCTGCTCTTGCTTCAGAAGGTGATGTAGTAAGTTTTGTACAAGGCAGATTTAAAAGAGCAGAAGATGTACGACAACAAGACGAACAGAGATGGTTAAAAGCTTATAGAAATTACAGAGGACTATATGGTCCTGATGTACAGTTTACAGAGACAGAAAAGTCAAGGGTGTTTGTAAAGGTAACAAAGACAAAAACACTTGCAGCGTATGGTCAGATAATTGACGTATTGTTTGGTAACACATCCTTTCCACTTACGGTTAATCCTACAAAGTTACCAGATGGTGTAGCAGAGTCGGTACATTTAAATTTAGATCCTAATGCTGACAATGCACAGGATGCACTTAGAGAGGCTTTTGAAGATAAACCTTCAGAGCCTTTTTTATTTACACCTGAGGGTGAACTTAAACCCGGAGAAACTATTCAAGACTTAGAGAATAGGTTAGGTGGTAGCGGTCAGAAGTTATCTTCTGTATCAGATAAAATTATAGAAGGTACAGGCGGTACACCACAGACTGTTACCTTTCATCCTGCTATGGTAGCAGCAAAGAAGATGGAAAAAAAGATACATGATCAGCTTGAAGAGTCAGGTGCAAATAAACAATTACGTAATGCTGCATTTGAAATGGCTTTGTTTGGTACAGGTATTATGAAAGGACCTTTTGCTTTAGATAAAGAGTATCCTAATTGGAATGAAGATGGTGAGTATGATCCGTTAGTTAAGACAGTGCCATCAACAAGTCATGTATCTATGTGGAACTTCTATCCTGATCCTGATGCGTATAACATGGACGAAGCAGAATACTGTGTAGAAAGACATAAGCTATCCAAAACACAGATGCGTAATCTAAAGAATAGACCGTACTTTAGAGACGAGTCTATAGAAGAATGTCTTGACATGGGCGCACAATACGACAAGAAGTATTGGGAAGACGACATGAAAGACTACGCTATTGAAAACTACACAGAGCGTTATGAAGTATTAGAGTTTTGGGGTTATGTAGATGCAGAAATATTATCAGAACATGGACTAGATATACCTGCTGAGTTACAGGATCTTGATCAGATAAACTGTAATATATGGGTGTGTCAAGGTCACGTTCTTAGATTAGTACTAAACCCATTCAAGCCAGTGCGGATACCATACTATGCTGTGCCTTACGAGCATAATCCATACAGCTTCTTTGGTGTGGGTATTGCAGAAAACATGGACGATACACAGACGTTGATGAATGGTTTTATGCGTATGGCTATTGATAACGCAGCACTTAGTGGTAATCTTATCATAGAGGTAGACGAAACAAACTTAGTTCCCGGACAGGACTTGAGTGTATATCCGGGCAAGATATTTAGAAGACAAGGCGGCGCTCCGGGTCAAGCTATCTTTGGTACAAAGTTTCCAAACGTAGCAGGCGAGAACATGCAACTATTTGACAAAGCACGAGTGCTTGCAGACGAGAGTACAGGCTTTCCAAGTTTTGCTCATGGACAAACAGGTATACAAGGTGTAGGGCGTACTGCCAGTGGTATATCTATGCTTATGTCTGCAGCTAATGGGTCTATCCGTAATGTTGTAAAGAATGTGGACGACTATCTTTTAGCACCTATTGGTAAAGCATTCTTTAGCTTCAACATGCAGTTTGATTACGATCCTGACATTAAGGGCGACCTAGAAGTTAAAGCACAAGGAACAGAAAGCTTGATGGCTAACGAAGTACGTAGTCAAAGATTGATGCAATTCTTACAGGTTGCATCTAATCCTGCACTTGCGCCATTTGCCAAGATGGATTATATTATTAGAGAGATTGCAAAGGCTATGGATCTTGACCCTGATAAGGTTACAAATAGTCTGCAAGATGCTGCGATACAGGCTGAGATATTTAAGATGTTTCAACAACAACAGCCTGAACAACAGCAACCACAGCAACAAGCCCCACAAGCACCTGCAGGGGCTGATGCTCAAGATACAACAGGCGCAGGTGGAGGCACTATAGGAACAGGTCAAGCACCTGCACCACAAGAAGAAGGATTTACTGGTAATGTCTAAGATTAAAGAGTTAACGAATAACAAAGAACTATGGGACGCATTTGTAGAGGAACTACAGAGGTCTATAGTAAACTATCAACGCACTATGGAACAAACAGAGAAGCCATCTGATATATACAGATTGCAGGGTGCTGTATCTTCTCTTAGACGCTTGATGCAACTAAAGGATATGATGAACGCTAAATGAGCGCATTACTAAAACATTACGAGAAAGTTAAGGCAGGTGTTAAAACTGCTGAAGAGGAAGAGCAAGAGGCTAAGGAGCGAGTGTTAGCTGATAAGAATCCTCTTAGGCAGGGTGGATATAACACCTACCTAAAAACTTTTGATGATGATCCATATAAATATACTAACGCTGAAAAGTCTGTGCTTCTTGCAGAGTTTAACCCTGCTATTGGTGCAGCTACTTTAGGTATAGATTCTAAACAAGCGTTTGAAGACAGACGTAATGTAGAGGGTGTTATATATGGCGGTGGTGCTTTTTTAAGTGGCTTAGGTTTGGGTGTAGTGGCTAAACCTATATCAAGAGGGCTAGGAAAGGTAGCAAGGTTTTTTTCACGTAAAGAAAAAGATATTCCCGGACTTGATGTGCCATCAGATTATGAAACTGCACCAGATCCGTTTAGAGAAACTCAAGACATTATAGACAGACAAACAGGACAAGAACTATTTTCTGCAGAGGATTTTGAATATACTAAAAGTCCCTCTATGTTTGAAGAAGCAAGAGAAGCAGAATCTAGAGCTTTAACTGGAACAGATGAACAGTTAAAAGCTTTGATTGATAAAGAAAGTAAAACTAGAACTAATTTAGTAGAGTATGATAGAGAATTAGATACAAGTCTTTTGGAGAATGTTGATCCTGTTGTAGGGGGTCTACGTGGAGAGACAGCAAGGAGAAGTTCAGATGTGACTGGTTCTACAGTGCCGTCTGAAAAAATAGGAGAATTTTACAGTCCTGTGTCTAGAAAAATGTTAGGACTAACACCAGATGTTTTAAGAAAAGCAGGAAAAAAAGTAACTGTAAAAGAATTACCTGATTATGTGTATACTAAAGCAGGACTACATCAGGAAAAGTTCTCAGGAAAAGTTCCTATAATTAAGCTTGCTGATTTAAAAAGTTATTTTACAAGTTTAGCCGCTAAAGGAGACATTAGTGGAGGAGAGTATGAGTATCTTGTAGAAAATAAACTTTTTGGCACTGGTCTTGCAGACAATATAGTTGCATCACCTTCACCTACTTTTGAAAGTGGCAGGGGTTTAGGTAATCTGTCAAAAGAAAATCAAAACTTTGTGTTTACACAACAGGATATAGATGAAGGAAATATGTACGTATTATTGCCTCAAATAAAAAATATATTTAGAGAAGAAATACAACCAAAATTTTCTAAGTATAATATAATAGAGGATAAAAAACTTGATGGTGGTAAACCTTTTTACGCAACTGCATATGGACAACGACAAAGTGTGCTTGATCCTGAGATAGACTATGCAGCAGTAACATTTAACACCCCAAATTTAGGCAAAGATCTAATAGATACGTCAAAACATCAGTTTAGAGAAGATAGTTTAGGGCATGTTAGAATGTCGTTGAGAGACGGTACGAACTCAACAGAAAGTTTGCAAGACGTTTTAGACAATAAAAGATTTGAAAAAACTCTACCTGCTGAATACACATTGAGTGATGTAGAAGTCTTTAGAAATGATTTTTTTGATATTTCAGAAAGTCTAAAAATGTTAGAAGAAAGAAGTAATAAAATAAAAAGTCCTTCTGCGAATTTTTCTGATTATCCTTGGACTAGAAATGATAGTATTTCAAATAAGCTTCCATCTTCACTTAAAGAAAAAATAAATAGAGTAGACTTTAGTAATAAAGATAAAGACTCTCTTGCTACTCTACAAAGAAAACTAATGCAGAATGAGTTTGATGAAATTATAGAGGGTATGGTAGGTAGTAAACAAGGCGGTCTTAATAGACAAGGCGGTTTTGAAGTAAACCAATTTAATTTTATTTTAGACTCTGATCCTTTCTTAGACTTAGAAGCCTTTTTAAAAGATAAAGCAAGAACATCCACTGCTGCTAGAACTGGCGTAGATTTAGATTACAAATTAAAAAGCAAGGTTGACGAAAAACTAGAAATTATAGACGACTTAAGTGGGAATCTTTTAGACGATGTTATTAATCCGTCATCTCCCTTAGAATCAAGCGACAGGATTGAAAAGGTTAGTTTAGTAAATGATATTATTAGACTCGCTAATAATAAACCTATGGATGAAGATTTTAAAGATAACGTAGCTCAACTTCTTATTCGAGATTTACTTTTAGTTGATAATGACTATTGGAACTCTGTTGGAATAGATACAGATATTGTAGAAAACTTTCAACAAAAGTATGGTGCAAAAGATAACCCAATAGTATTTAGACCTGACATGGAAGAAAGTAACCTAGACATAGTGGAGCGTTTCCTAGATGATATTCAAGAACTTGATGATAAATATCAAACTAGCATGGGTACAGAGGTAACTGCAGGGTATTCATTGGAGGACGTTGACACTTTTCTTAGGGATGCAGAAATAGGGATAAGAGGAAATAGTCCAATAAGTTTGTTTACTAAGAAAGTAGAGACAACAGGTGATTCTACATATAGAACTGCCTCAAATAAAGAAATTGCTAATGACATTATAGAGTATATAGACTCAAGTAAGGATAAATATCGTGGCAGAAAAATAAGTGGTACATTTGGTAATTTTGTGGAAAATAAAAAGATAGACACTTATAAACTTGATCAAAACAAAGAGTATTTTGATTTTGACCCTTATACATCTTTAACAAAAGTAAGGGCAGAGCAACCTGTAGTAGATGGTTTTAGTGATTTTGAAATTGCAAACGCAATAGAAAATATGAGTGATGCAGACTACGCTACGGCTACAAGGGAAGGTACTTTTGACATGCCAAACGGAGAGCCAATATACGATGTTCAAGTTAATGAGATTGTTAGAAGATTTTCTAAAAACGCATTAAGAAATCAAAGAGGAGAAATAGTTTTAAGTGCATTAGCCTCTCCAGATTTAGGAAAATCAGGTAGACTTATATTAAACGAATTTGAATCATCTCCCACTACACGGTTCGTAGGATCTGACGGATTACGAAGAGAACGCTCTGACTTCAAAAAACCTCTTGTGTTAGTTGACTATCCATCAGATAATAAATACAAGAATGTGTTGCGTATATCCCCTTCTGTTTCATTCTCTGATTTAAAGAACTTTGATAATGATCTTGAAGATATGTTAAAAACGTATAACGAAAATCCTGAAGTTAAACGAATAAGAGAAGTCCCAGAAAAGTTAAAAAGTAAAATAGACGAGGGTAAATTTTTAAAAGAAAAATATTTTTTAATAGAAGAACTTCAAAGTGATTTATTTAATGAAATTACTATGGGAAAGAAAAAGCCTACATTTACAAAACAAGATTTTCCTTTAAAAACACACACAGAGTATACAACAAAACTATTACAAGCTGCTATTGTAAAAGCTAAAAAGCAAGGCGTAAATAAAATAGTTATCCCTGCTTTTGATGAAATGGCAAAAGTAAGAACAGGAGGTATGCCCTATGATATTATTAAAAGAGTATATAGGGACGGTGTAAGAAAAAGTGTAGACAAATTAACAAGAGAATCTAATAATACTATAAAAGCTTCTAAAGTAGAATTACCTCATTTAGAAAATAAGTATTCTAAAAAAGTAAGTGATATTAAAGAAGCAACTGTTATTGATATAACTAATTTTGATTTTGACCCATCTAAGGGTGACATATTTAAATTTAACGAAGGTGGTTACGTAGGCAACGTAGACTCACAAATGTCTGAACTATTTAATTAAGAGGTGATACTATGGAAGATCAGATGAAATTTGCATTCATGCAACAAGGCGGTGTCCTACGTGATGATGGGATGAACAAAGATCCTGTCAGTGGTAATGAAGTACCCTCTGGTAGTATGGCAAAAGAAGTTAGAGACGATATAGATGCTAAACTTAGTGAGGGTGAATATGTCGTGCCTGCTGATGTTGTTCGCTTTCATGGTGTGCAGAAGTTTGAGGACTTACGTAATCAGGCAAAGCAAGGCTTTGGTGAGATGGAACAAGACGGCAGAATAGGTGGTGAGCCTGTTAATGACGACTTTCCTATTCCTGTGAATCAGCTACAGACATTTGATGAAGGTGGAGATACTGGAACATACGAACAAACTTTTGGTCAGCCCTTTCAAATGGGACAACGCTATGGTGATATAGGTGCTGCAGAAAATAGAGGCTACGAACTCATAACCTACACAAGTCCTGACGGCAAGCGTACCATAGTTATACCACACTTCAATGGTAAACCTATGAGTGCTATACCTACAGGTTTTGTAGGACAAGACACACAGCCCACAGGCGGTGGCGGTGGCGGTATATCTGATGATAGGGACAGACAAGAGGCTGAGAACGAAGCTGTACAAAGAAGAAATATGGGACAGCCTGTTACTATAGATCCTCTGATGCAAGCACAGTTAGATAAAGACAGACAGTTGAGTCAACCAAAAGCTATAGAAAATTTTACAGGAAAAGACTATGCTGATTACTACAACCAGACACAAGGTTTTGGCATAGACGATATAGCTAGGAATGTTCCTCTTCTTGGAGGACTAATGTCTATGCAAGATGATAATATAAGAAAGGCAGCATTAAAAGGTTTACAGGATGGGACATTACAGATAGGTACTGAAGAGGAATTTAATGCTATAAAAAGTCTTGTTACTACTGCACCTCAACAAAGTTTTCTTTCTAAGTTATTTGGTGCTAGAGAAGATTTTACTCCACCCACAGATCTACCAAAAAGTTTTTACGACTATGGTGTGCAAACAGGAAAGATGTTAACAGGAAAAGAAGAGAATTTACTTCCTACAATACCAAAGACAGCAGACACAGTGTCAAGTTTAAACATAGTCCCTGATAACACTATTTTATCCCCTGATAACGCTACCAACATAATAAGAGACATGGGTAAGGATATGCCATTTAAGGGTAACATATCTGAAAATATATCAAAAGGTATGTTAGGTATAAGAGAAAAGAATGGAGAGGCTATTGTATCTACACCTAAAACAAAAGATAATCCAGAAGGAGAGAAAAAGTTAGATGCTCAAACAATGAAAGCTTTTGTTAAAAATGCAAAAGATATTCAAAATACAGTTCTTGAAAAGACTAGAGACACAGGAGGAGGAGACTCAGGTAGACCTGCAGGATCAGGACCTCCAAGTGTTCAAGAAATATTTAATGACTTACATGGCTTTGAAGCATACGATACAGGAGAACTAGTAGCTAACAAGGGAGCGTTAGTCACTAAGCCTAAAAGAAAAGTAGCTCCCAAAAAGCGTACCCCCAAGAAAGGTCTTGGGAACAAAACTAAGGCGACCTGATGAAAATCAGCCCCAACAATAGGAGTAATTATTATGCCAGAGTTAGAAAACGTAGAACAAGTAAAAGTAGCAGGATTTGTTGATCCTCGCTCACGCAAAAACAAAAACGCAGAGCGTATCAAAAAAGATGAGGAGGAACTGCAAGAACTCCTTAAAGCCAGAGAAGAAGGCACTGCAACTGCTGAGGAGATCAAAGAAGCATCTGCTCCTGAAAAGGGAGAGGAAGCAACAAAAGAGGATGAGAATCTTTCAAAGGAAGAGCTTTCTTTTAAGAAAAGATATGGTGATCTACGGAGACACATGGCAAGCAAAGATAAGGAGACTGAGGAAAGAATCAAAGCTCTTGAAGATCAGTTGTCAAAAGCTACTCGAAATGAATTGGTTCTACCCAAATCTGATGATGAAATAGCAGCATGGACTAAAAAGTATCCTGATGTAGCAGGTATCGTTGAAACCATAGCTGATAAAAAAGCTCGTGAGAGATCTACTGATCTTGATAAACGAGTGCAGGATATAGAAAAGATGCGAGTGGACGCTGTAAAGGAGAAAGCTGAAGCTGAGTTAATGAAACTACATCCTGACTTTATAGATATTCGTGAGGACGATAAGTTTCACGATTGGGCAGATGAACAACCCAAGTGGGTTCAGGATGCCTTATACGAGAATGTAGACGATGCCAAATCTGTTGCAAGAGTTATTGATCTGTATAAAATAGATGCAGGTATAAAAGCTAAGAAGAGTGATGGCAAGTCTGCTGCTTCCGCTGTAAACACTAGGTCTAAGACTACTCCTACCTCTGACGACTCTAACAATAACTGGAGAGAATCTCAAATAGAGAAGATGTCAGATAAAGAGTACGCTAAAAATCAAGAGTCTATAATGGAAGCAATGCGTACAGGTAAATTTGTTTATGATTTATCTGGTGCTGCAAGGTAAAAAAAGTGTTGACAAGACATTTTTTCTACATATAACTAACACGTACAAACATACAATGTCTGACTACCTACGATAAGTATAGACCCAATTTGTTTGAAATCATGTAATCAAACATCATTG